AATGGCGTGCCTTTAGACAGTGGTGGGGCGTACGGCCTTTGGCTTTTTTCTAGTGGCTCCGACGCTACTCTCGATACCGCGCGCTTGGGCGCCATCTTTTATGTAAATGATGGAGCAATTGCCCTTAGTGGTAATATTCGTGGTGGGTCAGGTTGGGACAACGCTACTGATGGTGGCGCAGGATTTGCGGGTACCACCGCAAGTTTGAACGTGCCCATTGGTAATGATAGCAATAACTTGTTTACTTTGGTTGTAACGGGTACAACGGGTCAGGAAACACTGCGGTTTGGATTTGATGATTCGAGCAGCAATTTCCTTCGTAAGAGAGTGAATACAAATCCTCAATTAGTGACCGCTCGGGGTGAGTTTTACCCGTCCGCCTCGGCCAAAGATTATTGGTTGGGCGAAAGTTATGAGCAAGAGCTTCGGGACAACACTCTTACTGGTGATGCTCAAGCTATTATGCTTATGATTGGTAGCGCTTCAGCCGGTTCATCTCCAGGCACCACAAGCACAATTGGCCCTTCTCGATTGAAAAATCAGAACGCGCGCGAAGCAGTTGCTGGTTGGTTTATTGGTCAGGATCTGCAAGCAGCGGGCGACTACGTACCTTTTAACGCTCAAAAGCTTTTTCGGTTGCATGGTAGAGGACACGGACAGTGGCTTCAACGAAACGTTAAAGTTTCGATCGAGAAGATCCGCCAGTCTAATACCACTACTACTGATTACGGAAGTTTCTCGTTGGTGCTCCGCTCATTGCTGGATACTGATAGCAATGTAGTGGTTCTGGAGCGCTATGATAACTTAACTTTGGATCCCACGTCACCCAATTTCATTGCTCGTCGTGTTGGTGATCAATATGAAAGCTGGGATGCGACCGGCCGGCGCCTTAAGACTTATGGAGATTTCCCGAATGAATCGAGCTTTATTCGCGTAGAAATGAACGCTGATGTAGAAGCTGGCGCAACGGATCCTCTTCTGTTGCCTTTCGGCTATATGGGTCCACCAAGGTTTAAAACTGTAGAGGATGTTACCAATAATGGTGATCAAACTTGGGCTTCTTATTTGACAGGAGGGATCGGCACCCCGTATGTTGTTTCTGGTTCGGGAATTCCCGAGGTTTATGTAGATGGTGTTCCCTTTATCTCCGGTGCCACTGATGGCGTCGGGGAAGCCGGATATCTCTCGCCTATTTTTACCGGTTCCTTCGCTTTCCCTTATGTTCGCCAGCGGCTTTCCGCTTCGGACGGTGGGCTCACTGATCCTACAGATGCTTATTTTGGAATGCAAACTACTCGGGAAGCTACCAGCACCCGCGCCGACGCGAGTGTGAAAGATTATCACAATCTCTTATACGCAGGCTTCCCAAGCGATCCTACCGACTCTACCAACTTCGAGAAAGGTGTTGACGCATGGTCTTATGTTTTCAGTCTTGATAACGTGGTGCGCCTTAATGCTTCACAATATTACTATCAGTCTGGTTCTCGGGTGCTCGGTACCTCTTATTCCGCCACCAATGATTACGCGACCCTCTTGGATGCTGATTATAACCGCTTTAGTGCTCCATTTTGGGGTGGGTTTGATGGATTCGATATTAAATATCCCGATCCTCTCTATAACGATGGCATGAGTTCCACTTCCAATGAAACTAATAGTTATGTCTATAACACATGGAAGCGCGCGATTGATACTGTGTCTGATCCAGAGTATCTTAACATGAATATGCTCACCGCTCCGGGTTTGACTTTGGAGAATTTAACCACACACCTTATCAATGTCTGTGCTGAACGCGCAGATGCACTCGGACTCATTGACTTGCCCGATGTCTATATTCCTCCTCATGAGAAATACTATGCATCCAAGCAGGATAGAATTGGTACCACCCCGAACACGGCTGCCACTGCGCTGAAGAACCGCCGAATTGATTCGAGTTATGGATGTACTTTTTATCCATGGGTCCAGACGCGGGATTCGAACACAGGAGTTCTGCTATGGATTCCCCCCACTGTGGCAATGATGGGTGTATTAGCATCTTCTCAAGCTAGCACCGATGTATGGTTTGCGCCAGCCGGCTTTAACCGCGGCGGCCTTACGGATGGGGCGGCAGGAATTCCTATTACTTCTGTAAGTGAGCGATTGATTTCTAAAGACCGTGACACCCTTTATGAAGCCCGTATTAATCCAATTGCATCTTTCCCCTCTAGTGGAATTGTGGTATTTGGACAAAAGACCCTTCAAGAACTGCCAAGCGCTTTGGATCGGATTAACGTGAGAAGACTAGTCATCTATCTCAAGAAGCAAATTTCGATCCTGGCCACTGAGGTGCTTTTTGAACAGAATGTGGAAGCCACTTGGCTCCGCTTTAAGAATCTGGTAGAGCCATTCTTGTCGAATGTACTCTCTGGCTATGGTATCACCGATTACCGCTTGGTATTGGACGAAAGTACCACTACTCCGGATTTAATCGATCAGAACGTCATGTACGCGAAGATTATGATTAAACCTGCTCGTGCTATCGAATACATCGCGATTGACTTCGTGGTTCTTTCGACTGGTGCATCTTTTGATGACTAAAAACTTTATTCATCACTAATTAATTTAGATTAAAGGAAATTTAAACAATGGCATTTTGGTCAACTAACTTTGGAGAAGACTCCACCCTTGCGGATCCTAAAAGAAATTTTAGATTTGTAGTATCTTTTGATGGAATCTCTGCCGGCTCCACCGGTGACGCTGCTGCCCTGTGGTATGCGAAGAGTGTCGCCAAGCCATCTTTTGCAATTGCAGCTGCTGAACACAAGTATTTAAATCATACGTTTTATTATCCGGGTTCTGTCACATGGAATGATGTAGCAGTGACTTTAGTTGACCCCGTGGATCCCGATATGACTGCAACATTATCCGATATCGTTCAGGCGTCTGGCTATCAACCGCCGGCTACCGTAAGCGATCGTACTACGATGTCCAAGGCTAAATCTGCAGCCGCGCTCGGGACTGTGACTATCCAGCAAATCGATGCCGAGGGTAATAATTTAGAAACTTGGACGTTGTGGAACGCATTTATTACAGATCTTAAATATGGCGATCTGGAATATGGAAACGATGATCTAACTGAACTTACTGTTACCCTCAAGTATGACTGGGCCCGCGTAGAGACTACTCATAAATCCGCTGGACCCACTGAAGGAACTACATTCTTTGGCACAAACAGTGCTTAAATAAAATATAAAAAGAGAAGAGGTGAAATTTGTCAAGAAATAGAGGTAGGGTTGGAAACCCAAAAACCGGCGCAACCACACAGGACGGCGCACCCCCCCCGGACCTAATGGATGATTCAACGCGCCCACAAGAGAACAGCGCTACTTTTTCCTTTGTGGTACCCACTGAGTTCGTGGACCTTCCATCCGAAGGAAAATATTACCCCACTGGGCACCCTTTACATGGGTGTGATACATTGGAAATTCGTCAGATGACGGCTAAAGAAGAAGATATGCTCACGTCACGCAGTCTCTTAAAGAAGGGCATTGCCGTTGATCGTGTGCTACAGAGCATTATAGTAGATAATCGAGTGAGTGCTGATTCTCTGTTAATTGGAGATCGAAACGCCTTAATCATTGCCGCTCGCTGTAGTGGCTACGGCAACGACTATCATACGTCGGTAACATGTCCTGAATGTTCGACTAAACAAGCTTATACTTTTGATCTTAACGAAGCTCAAATCACTGAAGGGGCCACTTTTGATGTGATGGAAGCTACTAATAATGAGGATGGCACATTTGATCTGCAGCTTCCTGTGACGCAAGTAACAGTTACTTTTCGATTGCTCACGGGCGCCGACGAACGAAAGTTTTTAAATAGTGTTCAGAAAGGTCCACGAAGTAAGAATAAAAGAGATGCTGTAATTACCACTCAATTACGCAATTTAATTGTCGGTGTTAATGGGGATGGTTCTGCTGATGCGATCAATTATCTTATTAACAATATTCCTTCCCGAGATTCCCGGCGCCTGAGAAATGTTTATAAGTTGGCTTCTCCTGATATCGATTTAACCCAGCACTTTGAGTGTGATCACTGCGACTATAGTAACGACATGGAGGTGCCGCTGACTGCGGACTTTTTTTGGCCTGACCGATGAATACATGCAGGACGTGTATGAGCAGTTTTTCTTCCTCAAATATTCGGGAGGATGGTCATTCTCAGAAGCTTATAATTTGCCGGTAGGGTTGCGCATATGGTTTGTTAAGCGCCTTATTAAACAATTGGAAGCTGAAAGAGAGGCCGCTGAAAAGGCGCAAAAAACAGCCACTAAGGGGTCTTCGTCAAGCCAGACTCTTAATCAATTTAATCAACCCCCACCACCCCGAGGCATGGGGGGTCCACCGCAAAAAAGATGAGATTCGAAAGAACTCATCTTTTTTAGTTTAAACTATTTATTAATATATCACACAAGAGGGATTTTTAGTGGCTGTCGATGTAAGTGCAATAATTAACCAATTAAAAGAACTAGATCTTGAAGGTCAGGCGGCCGCTCTAGAAAAACTTTCGGGTAAACAATTAGAAGCCATTCAAGCGTCTGCCGAAGCTTCCGAGGCTATAATCGAACTAGCAATCAAACAACAACAAGTGTTGGAAAAAGAATTGCAGACGCGAAAAGAGACGGCGACTATTATTCGTGAGGAAATTGAGTTTTTGAAGCAGGCGATTCTCGCCACGGATGAGATCAATAAAAAACGGTCGCTGCAAAAACAATTGAGAGAGGAGACTCTTGCACTGGCCAAAGCCGAAGCAGCTGTTGAGGAGGCTCTGGATGCCCTTGTACAAGACAAGCTTGACACCCAGCAGGAGATAGGCAAACAATTAAGGCACACCGAAAGTACCTACCAGCGTTTGACGGGCATCGCAGGGCAGTTCGCCGCCGAAGGAGAAAGACTAGCTGCAGCGATGATAAACTCTTCGGATTACTCCTCTGGGCTCTTAGGAAAAATCACCGGCATAGCTAAAAAACTCGAAAGAGCTGCCGGTAAAAAAGGCAAGTCTGGAGCTTGGGGGCTCATGTCAGCCCTTGGAGGGCTAGCCGCTGGAGTCGGAGTAGGTGTTATAAATGCGATCATAGGATTGGGTTTGGCAATGGATAAAATGACAGCGAGCTTCCGCGAGGCCACTGGCGCTAGCGCTAGTGCTGCTGCATCACTCGGCGACGTATATGAAGGTACCCGAGAAATAGGTGTGAGTACCGAAGAAGCTGGACAGGCCATGCAAAGTCTCTGGATGAACACTAGCGGCTTTAGCCGAGCCTCGGGCGATGCACAAGTTGAGATGGGTAAAACGGTAGCCATGCTCGGTGAATTTGGTGTGGCAGTTGACGATGTCACCAAGGGAATGGAAATTTCGATGAAAGTGTTCGGACAATCCGGCGCCGGTGCTGCAACAACCGCGCGCGAACTGAATGCTCTTGCGTTACAAATCGGTGTTGCGCCTCAGCAGATGGCTCGCGATTTTGCAGGTGCAGGGGATAGTATTGCTAAGCTTGGAAGTCAAGGCGAGCAAGCCTTTAAAGATTTGGCGCGCCGAGCCAAGATTACCGGTATGGAATTGGGTAAGATGCTTAAAGTAGTTGAAAAATTTGATACTTTTGAAGGAGCCGCCGAAGCCGCCGGTATGTTAAACGCCGCTATTGGTACAAATGCTGTCAATGCCATGGATATGATGATGGAGACGGATCCCGCCGCCCGCTTTGACACTCTGCGAGGGGCCCTCTCGGATGCTGGATTGGAATTCGATAATATGAGTTATTATCAGAGAAAGTTTTACGCACAAGCGATGGGGCTTGACAGCGTGGCAGATCTTGCCATGATGATGTCTGGAAATTACGAGGACCTTAATGGCGAAATGAGTATGACCTCTGCAGAATATGAAGAGCAAGCTAAAAAAGCCGAAGAAATGAAATCTATGCAAGAGAAGTTAAATAATGCACTCATGAAGATGGTGCCTATTATAACGCCGCTTATTGAAAAGCTGACGGTTTTCTTGGAAGAAACTTTAATTCCGCTCATGGAAGAGTGGGGAGAATGGTTTATGTGGCTTGGATTAACGTCCGCTGCTCTGATGATCTTAACACCCATTGTGAAGACGCTGGGTGCTGTATTCGGCTTCCTGGGAAGAGTGCTGCCCGTCACGGCGGCAGGAGAACATCAGGCTGCGAGAGGAGCCGATGATCTTTCTCAAAGTTCCGTGCGCGGGGCTAGTGCTATTAGTGGACTAGCCCTTTCAATACTCGCAGTGGGCGCTGCAGTCCTCATGATTGGAGGGGGTATTCATTTAGCAGCCACAGGAGTGGCTGAGTTGGTAACGGCTTTTGACGAGGCTGAGAGTGGTTGGGCTGCCGCCGCAGCCATTGGGGCCGTGACGGTCGCCACGGGCGCCCTCATAAGAACCTTGCACGGCATGAGAGCGCTCGGCGCGCCCGTCATGTTAACGATGCTTGCCATCAGCGCCGCTATCTTCGGAATAGGCGCCGGTATAGGAATAGCCGCCTCTGGCATGGCTGATTTGGCTACTGCCATGAGTAATATGTCCGACACCGGTCTGGAGAATTTTGCGATCGGAGTGGGTCTGATGACGGCCGCCTTGATAGGTTTAGCTGGCGCCGTTTCTATGTTTAGCAATCCCGTAACTGCCGGAGGTGCCGCGATCTTGGGCGGCATCGCCGCCGCCGGCGCTGTGATCAAGAAACTCTTCGAAGGCGATAATAGTGATACTACTAACTACGAGGGAATGTCCACTGCGCTACAAGCTTTATCAGCTATGGGCGGAGTGGCTGAACTCCGAGAGGTACGCTCCGTGTTCGAGGGTATGCGTGAGGCTATGGATGGCACTGACTTTCTTACAGTTACCGCTGCAGCAATGATGTTTAAGAATATAGGAGGCGCAGCGGAGGCTTTGACTCAAGCCCAGCCAGCTGCTAGCCCGGGCGCCCCGGGACAGACAGGTAGAAATACCGCCGGCCGCGGCGACAATTATACTATCACGCTGCCTATTTATATCGGCGACGAAAAGTTTGATGAGAAGGTATATACTATAGCAGAAGGCGCCGCTCAAGAGGTCTATGATCGAGAGGCAACCGCGGCAGTCAACCCCCGATAAGAGTTATGAGGAGAGAATAGGTGAGTAATAATAGTAAATTTCTGCGGTTTGTGAATCGTTTGGACTTAAAGACCAAAAGTATGCAATCGCCCAATAAAGTTACTAATGGGAGTGATGTTTTATATGAACAAGGTCACCGTATTACATTCACTCGGGTAGGCGTTAATCCCATACTGGGACGATCATCGTTTAAGGCTTTCATTACTGCCTATAACGAAACCTGGAATAGTAGTTGGAACAGCGAGACGGTATACGGAAGAATCGATCCAGTTGTGATGTTTAAAAACACCGAGAGAAGTGCAACATTAGGGTTTAAGATCCCGGCCGCAGACATGTATGAAGCTCAACAGAACATGGCTGAATTGCAATCACTTATCCAATCATTGTATCCCAGCTACAAATCCTCGGGCGCCGAGCAAGGAATCATTTATGATGGCACCATAACACAGTCTCCTCTTATTCGTATTCAAGTGGGAGACTTGTTTGCGCGTAATAACGACATAAACACGCAACGTCAAGCGATTGACCAAGTCGGAGTTAATGATGTGATGGAGTCCCTCGACCGCTTTGTTTCCGACCCCAACCAGTTCACCGGGGGCCCGATAAGCGATGAGCATGGGGTACTGTGTTACATACGGAATTTGACGGTGAATTACAATTTAGAAGGAACAGATGGCATTTTTGAATGTGATTACAGTAAGACGGGGTTTCTTGTGTTACCTAAACTAATTGAAGTTAATATGGACTTTGGGATCCTTCATGAAGAGCGCATGGGATGGTGGCAGTCGATGTCTGGGGAAGGACCCACCACCGGGACTTGGACTTGGGCCGGCCACGACGCCTATTCCTCGCGCGCTACATACCCCTATGGTGTTCCCGTGGCGCGAAAACGTGGCATGCCCTCTCAATATAACGCTAATGCCAGAGTCGGAACGGGAACAGGGCCTGCAACAGCCACCACAGCCCCCGCCGATGAACTGCCAGAGGGTGATACCCCAGAAGTCGAGGCTGACTCCACCGGCGAGGAATCCGGGCTTTAGGGTAATTCATGATAAACGTTAAAGGAAAAATAAGCAATGGCAAGTAGATATATGAAAACCGAACGCGTGTCTAACAGCAGCAAGTATTATGCACCCCTGCGCGCCGGCCGACGGCCCCCTTATCCTTACGGCAACTTAATCCAATTTGCCACTCCTCGTATAGTACACCCCACCCCAGCCCAAAAAGCATCGATATCCTCTTCTTCACATATTTGGAAATACGGAGATCGATTTTACAATTTGGCGTATCTCCATTATAATTCAACTGAGTATTGGTGGGTGATCGCTTGGTTTAATAATCTGCCAACCGAAAGTCATGTAAAACCCGGCATGGTTCTTCACATCCCCTTGGAACTGAGTGAAGCGCTGCGGATATTAGGAGTATAAATTTTGGCAACTAATAAGGACTGTATTAGTCAACATCACAGCACTCACGCCCCAGCCGTCGGCACCCCCGGCACTGCGGACATGTTTTATACTGATCCGCATGAAGCCGCACCATCAACAGGAGCGTCTCACTGGCTAGCCATGCAAGGTACACCCTGCAGTGTCGCTGGTACCCACGGCGCCGACACCCTCGCCAAGCTGATCGAGATGAATGGCGCCATAAATGACAACTTTAACCACCTCTTCAAGCAGATATCAACCTCGGACTGGAATACACTGGATACAGGCAGAACACACGGTTCCATGGGGACAATTGCTAAAGGCGGCCGAGATGGTATGATAGCCTTTTTCACTGCCGGCAAGAATATTAATGATGCCGCCCGCCAATCCCGTATTATTGGCTACCAAAACCCCGAAGGTGGTTCACCTGCGGGCATCTCGGGTAAAGGTGCACCAGTGGATTTTCAGATGAGATACGGCCAGAACTTTAACGGTGGTCCTTTGGGACAGGCAGACCCGATCTCGGCGCCAGCTGGAACGTTTGCCCCCGGTGGTGCCCCCATTTTCCATACGAGCAAGCCCGTCACTGACAGTGGCCATCGATACGCGCGCACCGACGGAGTGCTTTCCTCTCTTAAATACACGTGTGATCTATCTGCCGCCCAAGGATTTTTACATTATATCCCCTATAGTACTGCACCGAAGCCATGGCGATTCGAGACGCTACAAACTAACATGGCGTGGTTGAGTTATAAGACACCTCACCGCCAGTGCTTATGTATCTTAAACAACTCTTATTGGACATACGCATTTACGCTGTGGAATGAGTTCATTTATAATTTGGCGTACGCAAAGGAATCGCGCGACAGCGCCGGCGCCATGAGCGCGGCAATGCGAGACGTTTTGGACAATGCTATGGGTCTAGACGATGGCGACCCCGCCGCAATCGCCGCACTGAATCATTGGATGGGGATGAGAGGTCGAATGTCCCGGCGCGCCCGTGCCCGCACGGAGCGCATTATAGGGCTGTATGAGAAGGCGGGTTACCGCGAGCAGTGCTATTTGTCTGCAAAAATCTTTCCTCTTGCGAACCACAAAAAAATTGTAATTGATGGTCGACAAGGAAAACGCCTCCCTTATCTGCCTCAACTTAGAACGTATATGGGAGCGGCCGGACTCAACGATACTTTTGATCCCCTCGGTAACACCACAAATCGAGATTATTACAGCGGGTCGGCGGATGCCGAGATGCCCGGGCAAGCCAGAGGCCTCGACAAAGCACCGGGCGTGACCTCCTCGGATACCTCGTGGTTAGATTTTATATCAGAAGGAGAAGTCGCCGGCGACCGAAGCGATGAATTTGCCTTTGGTTATAATGGCAACGCTTGTATCCCGGTGGATGTGCCGGATGACCAAGGTGCATTTGGATTTATAAATTTATTAACTACTCATGCCGATCAATTTTTTCTAGATAATATCACGCCCGCCCAAGAATCAACGCTCCAACCACAAATTCAAATCTATAAAACGGTACTCGGGGAGCCTGATCCTTCGCGTGCACAGCACACTAATGCGGCCCATAGCCAATATAACAACGGTAGTTCTAACCAACCTGAAACTGAAATTCCGATTGTTTTTAACACCTTTAGTAGAGCAAGCGAAATAGCTGACTTTCTAAGTACTAGCGGTGAAGCATCCGGCCGGCGCGGATTCGGAGCTGGAATTAAAAGTTTTACTTTCACATACGATGGTTCTAACCCTTTTGCGGCGAAGAAAAGTATTAAAGCTCAGTTAAAGATTTTCGCTAATGATTTTGCAGAGCTTGGAAAGATACGTAGTGGAGGCCCGGGTCAACCTACTTACCGTTATTTGGATCTGGCACTTAAGACCGGTGGTTCCGTGATGGATGGAGTGGTTGGAGCCTCCGCCGGGGCATTGGGCCCGGAAGGCGTACGTGGAGGAGGGATAGGCACAGCCGGCGAAGGAGCATGTGTGAGTCCTCGACAGGGGGATGTGGCACAACGAGAAGCTCCGGGCGGGGGCACGATTGACTTAGCTAATGATCCCATTGAAAAATTAAGATTTAAGATCCGCGCGGTGGTAGGAATTTCCCCACCCCCCACTACGCGCACTGTGAAACCCCTTGGTGCAACGTACAACTTCGTCCACGATAGGGATCCTCGCACTCTATCACTGGAGGTCGCCCAGGGAGGCAGTGTCAATTTTTATGACCCGTATAATTTTGGAGGGACGTACGTCCCTAATACTGACGACTATGCATCGGTCCGGCGCCCAGCCGAAAGCTGGGGTGTGGGCCAGCTGAGGCAGTACGACCTCCAAACGAATGTCCCAAACGTGCGGCTAGGCTACACGGACCGTACGGTGGATTGGCGCGAAAGTAGGGGTTGGACCACGGCCCGTCCCAACACTGAAGTTGCCAGCTTCTATGAGATGCGCGGTACCACCGGTTATGAGGGCTCCGTCGACGAGTACGGCGGACTCGACGAGAATGCGGCGTGGAGATATTTCGTGTCTAAAGGCGATAATATCAGCGGTAATACCGACGAGAGCGGAGACTATACTGGAACATATCGTTTAGACGGTGGCAATGAGATACAGGATGCGCTTGAGAACTCTTTCACGACACTTACTTTGACCCCCACTACCCATTCTTTTGAGGTTGATCAAGATGGTCGCGTCGTGATGACTATTAATTATTTAGCCTATGTAGAAGATTTCTTCGATTCGCCTTCCTTTAATATCTTTATGGATCCTATTCTCTCACAACGCCGTATATTTCGACGTCTTCAATTTTCTAAATTGCGCGCCCTATGCGATAGCGAGACTCTGGAGAATATGAAAGAGGAGGAAGCGGATCAGGTTGAAAAAGATAAAATCCATAGTCTGCAAACTATTTTGAGGCGTCTCTATGAAGCTAAGCGGGTGAGATATGTCAAAATGTCTTATGCGGAGCTTCGTAGTTTTCAAACTAGTGGGCCTTATGGTGTTAATGCAGCGGGAAACCGTACGGGAGGAGTAAGAATCTTTATGCCCTCCTCCCAGCGGGGCCCTGCGCGGGAAATGTCCTCCATTCGCGCTCACCTCACCTCAACCCAAGGGAGCGACCCGAGCGACGGTCAAACCCGGCAGATTTTAGCTCGGACCGCGAATGATATGGAAAAAGAGTATCTAAGTTATTTCTATGTTAGCGACTTGGTAGATGTAATACTCGAAGGTATTGAAGAAACTCTACAGACGCTTCCTACCGTATTAGACGAATGGAAAAATAAAGACGATTATCCTGCTTTTATTAGCGATTGCGACGTCGAATATGAAAAAATTAGACTCGAAAAATTTAGGACTCAGTTTAAGAGATTTAGAGTAGTTTTAGGACCATTAGAGGTTGTCAACCCGTCCGATTCAGCCCATAGTAAAGTAATCAATTTGGGTCAATTGCCTGTTTCTATCAAATATTTTTCGGAATGGTTGGCGGATCAAATTTTGTCCAAGGACGAGGCTTCGATGCCTCTACCTAATTTTCTTAATGCGTTCTTCAACTTGCTCATCCGCAACTTTCTAAATGATGATTCATGTTTTAAGACCCCTGCGTCGCAAAAGATCCGTATGAATCAAAGTGTGCTAACGAGTTATAGTGATTATCAGATTAAACTGGACGAGACCTCTAATTTTATAGGTGATCAGGCGCTCTTAGCTAGCGGTGATCACCCCGTGGACAGCCTTACTTTGGCGACGTACGCCCAGAATTTGTTAAGCCAAGACCGGACAGTCGGTGACTTCTACAACGGCATCATGGGCGCCATGGCCAGCGCTGTTTGGGGGTCGGCTGAGACCAGAGATATCTCAACCGCGCGCTTCTCGACGGTCCTGTTCGAAGATCTGGATTCCGCAGGTCGAGATGTAATGTTAGATTCGGACATGTCCCGAGTGTCTCATTTTAGCCCCCTCCGGATCGTAGCCGGCACAACCTACCCCATATTTGTAGGCGGTACTGGAAATGGAGTTAGCAATCCAATTCTTTCGCTTTCAGGGCATAATACCCGCGGCGGACAGGAAGGTCACCGGGTAGGCGGCCGCCATGAGCGTCCACGGGGTGGAGGTCGACGCGATTACTCCGCAGTACAGGCCCTCCAAAGATTTATGCACATCAATGCTAGCGTCATGGATCCAACTGCGATCGGCCGCGGCGGGCTCCCAGGCGGTTCTGACCCCGGCTCACGATTCGTAGATGTCTTTGGTCGTATAGTTAACCCAGATCTGGAAAGCGAATACGCAGGACTTACTCCCGTTTATAATCCTAGTGACTTAACCGCTATCACATCACCTGCCGGCGCGCCCGGGCGCAGAGCTGAAACTACCGGCTACACCGCCCGCGCGGGTACCTGGGATCGTAAAGCGAACATAGCGGAGGGGTCGATGAACTACTTTTCCGAAGACGTTGTTTACACCATGACTAGTCAGAATACGACTCTTGCCGATACTACGTACAACTTCCTTGTTTATTGCGCAGGAAGAGCGCTCCCCTTGGACTCTCTCCGCCAATTACATGAGACCGATGCCACCGGCCGCGCGACTACTTCAAACTGGAAAGCGCTTAAGCGCGCTCACAACAGCTATCGTATTCCTCACTATACTTTAGGCAGACAACGCGGCGTAGTGAAAGAAATTAAGCTTACTAAAACTAATTCTCCGGGTTTGCAAGAAGTGCGCTTTGAACAAGATGGGTATGATGGTTTGCGACAATTGCGCGAAGTTTATGATGTACAAGTGACTCTGCTGTGTAACCCTAAAATATATCCAGGAATTTACATATATATTGATCCGGATGGCTTTTTCCCCGATCGCACCTTAGCTCGCGACGTTATTCCCACGCCCGAGGGGACATTCGAACACCGCGATTATAATTTGAGCCAGTTTGGAATCGGTGGCTATTATATGGTAATTCGATCCGAAAACAAGCTTCAGGAAGGTACTTTACAGACGATCCTGACAGCTAAATGGGTGGCCTCTATTGAACCCGATAGTGACAATCCCGCAACGAGCACTAGTCGTACGGAGGGTTCACTAACTACTCAAGAGCAATCGATGTGCGCCCGTGCCCGCCGCTCCGAGTTGTTAAAAATTGTTGATTTAGGTGAAACAGCACGTGCCGCCGACGCACGCCCACTCGAATCCCCGACTGCTGAATTAACAACTGGAGGATAAATTATGTCATCATTCTTAGTAGGAGATAAAGGAGAAACAGTACGGGACCTGTTCTATATGCGTAGTGCGTATACTGTCATTACATCCGCACCCCTATCATCCCCGGTGACGGATTTTTATATTGCTGAAAAACAACTGTATGGGAAAGTTAATTTTGATTATATACCTATACTCCCTAAAGGCCCACACTCGTCAGTTCCTTTTAGAGCCTATAAAGCTTTTAATGCCCGATATCAGAAGAATACTGTCACACCCTTTCAGGCTCCAGCTTATGTGGTGGATGCCTTTGAAGCCATGGCAGGCGCCTTTGACCGCGCCGTTATTTCAGGGCAGATCCCCCGGGGCCACAAATATTTAAGTCAACTAAAGGTTCATGACGCACACCACGATTTTATACCACGTTATACTGAGTACTTACGAAATTATATAATCGGCACCGCCAGCGCCCTCCACAAGATGAAGGCACCCATAAAGAATATGACTCAATTAGTGCAGTTTTATGAGGCGTATATGGTATCGGGGTTATCCACTGCCTATCCACTCACATTATCTTCATTTATTAAAGGTCCCCAGTGTTCTCGTCTTCATACGGGATTGAGTATTGAAATAGCCGATCTCACCAGTTCTAATGACCAAGAGAAATACACACACTTTCTGTCTGCACCGGCATGGCAATTTTATGTTAATGCTGCCCGCGAATATGGATTTATGATCGACCGGCATATTCCATGGCGCCTGGTAGCGGACATTGGTTCGGAGGCTTTTTTACAATATAGCAAGAAGTATGGAATGAACTCTACCGGGAAGATCCTTGATCTCGCTTTCCGTCCGGCCCACGAACTCGGGTTTATAAAATTCATGCAGTTCTTTGTCATGTTATATGAAAACACAGTTACTTCTTCCTTAGAAGTTCCTCAATTGTGTCCGGACGGCAAGATTCGTTATAGGTCAGTAAAGCCAAAAAAATATACCCTTATGAAGATGCTTGAAGAAATTCCGGAAGGGAATTTTTTGCGCTTGTACATGAACGTTCGTATGCAAGAAGAAGTAACTCCCTTCACTCCAGATCAGCAGCATATCTTGATGCGGGAATGTATGGGGCTTTATGAGATAGCCTCCGATCGATCTTTAACCTTAGAAGTTTTTGCAAGAATTGTTAATAAAACATTTGACTATGCCGGCTCATTAAGTTATATTATAGAAAGAAGAAAACAGTTGGAGTCTGCAAACACCACAAAAGGCGTGGGGGGTGCGGCCTCTTCCTTTAATAATTCATCCCCTATGGATATTACCTCCGGCTAAGGTGCCTCTTGATTTTCCAGACCATTGATGATAAAAGTGAATGTATAGGAATCTATACAGACGGCAAATTATTTTACGAAGATTTTCCCGATGAGTTAACACGCACGTGGCGTTATACTGGTTCTCTTACAAACCCAGAGATAGAATATGGACGGTTGTGGAGCAATGGACTCACTCTAGAGGAAGCATGCCCAGAGAATTTGAGAGCATCTTTCAAAAAATCTCAAAAGCGCCTTTCGGCTTATCTAAAATCTTTCCAGCTGGGTAAGATTGACATGCGAGAACATTGCATTTTTGACTTAGTGCCGGAAGATTTTCTCATGCAATTCTGTGATATTAAGAACAAAATTACAGCGCATGTGTTTCAAACTCATACGCGGCCCACTAACTATGATCATCTTGCTGCCATTGATCGTCTGCTATATAAAATTAAATATCAGCATTTAAACCTTAATAATGAAAACTGCAGGGAGCTATATTATTCCTCTCGTTCGCGTACTAAGTCCACAGAGCTTATAAACAACTATCGTTATATTGATTACAACCTCTTTGGGACCGTTACAGGGCGCCTGACGACGTGCAAAAAGTCTTTTCCTATACTTACTGTCAAAAAAGAATTCCGGAAGCTCCTGAAGCCTCACAACGAGTGGTTCTTATCTCTCGATTATAATGCTGCCGAAGCGCGCACATTTTTATCCTTAGCTGGCCATTCGCAGCCTCTTGAAGATATTCATGTTTGGAACATGAAGAATATTTACCACGACAGCGGAGACACTGGCACCCGAGAGGAAGCCAAGATTAGATTCTTTGCATGGCTCTACGATCCGAATTCGGACGATATAAACATTGAGAATATCTACGATAAGCAAAAAGTACTTGACCTTTTCTATAAAGATGGGTATATTAATACAGTCTTTGGGCGTTCTATTTCAGTTACGCCCCAGAAAGCCCTTAATTATTTGATTCAGAGTACCACCGCTGATCTCGTGCTGGAGCGCGCCGTCGCCATCGATAAATTTTTAGACAATCATAAATCTTTCGTTTCTCATATTGTTCATGATGAAATTGTTATTGATCTGGCCGACGAGGAACGCACCTTGGTACCTCAGCTTAAAGAACTGTTTAGCACAAACCGTCTCGGAACCTTTGAAGTAAATTTATCATGTGGTTTTAACTATTATGATTTGAAAGAGTTAAAACTATGATTTCAATTATAGGACTCGGCTCGACCGCGTCTGCCGTCGCGACCAAGTTTGAAGGTATCGATAACTATCAAGTATTTTATCTCAATGATAAGATAAAAAAGCCGGACAGCACCCATTTTAAAATAGAAAGGTATGCCACTCCCGAAGAATATGAGCAAAATATCCCCAATGTAAAAAAGTTCTTTAAACCTGTTACGGAACGAGTTCAATTTTTTATCACTGGTGCCTCTATGAGTTCCAATTATTGTTTGGGGATCTTAGAACAGATTAAAGATAAAGAAGTGGATGTTTTTTATATCAAGCCAGATACAGAACTCTTGACAGGCGTTCCCAAATTAATGGAAAATATGGTTTTCGGAGTATTGCAGGAATATGCGCGCAGCGGCTTATTGCGATGTGTCACTATTATTTCGAATTCTAATTTAGAAAATACCCTAGCTGAAATTCCTATTAAAACTTACTACGATACGCTAAATAATTCTATTTTTTCAACTGTACATTATTTAAATTATTTTGAGTTTACGGATCCTGAAATCGGCCAGGTGTCAAAACCATCAGATATCAACCGTATTCGTACGATTGGTATGCTGAATGTTAAAAATTTAAAAGAAAAATGGCTTTTTGACCTTGACATGGAGCGTGACCTGTGTTATTATATTTGTATAAATGAGAACAGATTAGCAACCGAGGGCGGTTTGCATAGGAGAATTGTAGATATGCTGAAGAAAAAACCAAAGAATGCATTTCGAAAAATCTCTTATGCAATTTACGAGACACCTCTAGAAGACTTTGGGTTTTGCGTTGCCCACACTAACGCAGTACAAACACAAAAAACTCTTGACTCTTTCGAGACAGAGTGATATACTTTATTCACAAAAGGAGAAATTGAATAATGTCAATCGATATGGAGCTTATGCGCCGCAAGCTCGCAACTTTGCGCGGTGAAACTAAAAGTGATTCTACCTCTATTTGGTTCAGACCAGATGAAGGAGACACGGATATTCGGATCATCCCGACAAATGATGGTGATCCGTTGAAGGAAATGTTCTTTCACTATAACGTTGGAGATCATAAGGGCGGTGTCCTTTGTCCCAAGCGCAATTATGGAGAACAGTGTCCCATTTGCGAATTCGCTTCCCAGCTATGGCGAGAAGGAAGCGACAACAACGACGAGGAGAGCAAAAAGCTTGCAAAGTCACTCTTTGTGCGCACCCGCTATTTCAGCCCCGTAGTTGTTCGTGGTCGAGAAGATGAAGGGATTAAGGTATACGGCTACGGTAAGACCGCGTACGAACTCCTTCTCGGCTACATTCTTGATCCTGAGTACGGTGACGTGACGGATATTGAGGAGGGTACTGATATTACCCTCACGTATACGAAGCCCACCAAGCCAGGAGCATACCCCCAAACAAGTCTGAAGATGCGTCGAAACACCTCTCCTCTATTGAGTGATGTGGAAGCGACACCCGCCCTCCTTGATCGCATGCCAGATTTCGATACGCTCTTTGAGCGTTTGAGTTCTGCGCAAGTCGACGCAATTCTTGATGAACAACTGGCCGGCGATGGTAGTGCCGAGAGCCGATCATCGGAAACCACTAAGTATGCTGGCACGCAAACTAGTGAAGTAGACCGCGCCTTCAATGAACTGATGAGCGGTTAGGACCCAGACTTGGCCCGCTGGCAGACCGGGAAAAGTCTGCCACATTTTTAATTAGTTGCTTGACAACAGAAAAAGCATTTGATATAATAAGAATATCTTCTCAACAGAAGATGAGTGCAAGATCTCTATCGCTACGGCCCCTGAGATTTTGAGACATAAACATGCGATACGCAAAAGGAGAAATAAATGTCGACCCAACTCAAAACAGTCCCCCAACAGGCTTATATTGTTGGAACACCCATCCGACCAGGGTTCAATGGTCAGGGACAAATCGATCTACACGATTATGCAGGAATGGCACCCCCCACGTTTGAGGGTTGCACTTTTTCTCACTTTACGTTTCTTGATTTGACTACGGTTAATATTGATACTGAAAGCTTTGCTAACCTCGGAATTCGTGAAGAATTTGAAGGAGATGATGGCAATCGTATCGACGAACTTGAAGTCTCATTTGAGAACAACGGGTTTGAAACTGTTGCGTGGCCCCCATCAATTGATGATCTTGGTGGCTTCATCGATGGTCGTGGACGTACCACGGGCGCCCTAAATCGCAGTGAGCGATGGATGCCGGTTGCAGTGTATAACCGTGTTGATTTTTCGGTTTCAAGTACTGTTACCAACGGAATCAAGGGTAACCTCGGAGGACGCCCACAGCGTAGTGCTTCGTTTCGTGACATTGTTAATGGAGCAGTTCACTTGGTCAATGAAGGTGAGCTTAAGCCAACAGTTAACGATGTTAACAACTGGTTGAAGAAGCGTCTTGAATTGTGGAGATTCTTCAAGGCTGATTTGATCACGAAAATGCAGCAAGCTATTGTTGAAGAAAGCACGCGTGATGAATCGTTGATTCTGCGCAAGAAGACTAGTTCGTGGCACGCGTGGATTAAGCGCAACGTTGGACTTGACGAGAAGGCTGGTGATTACGTATTGGTAAATGCGTCTTCCTCCTCGTATCAGACGTATATTCAACGTCTGTGGTGCGAGAGCATCCTTCCGGCTATCATCGACGGTTCGGATCCGGTAGATGTGATCTTCTATACTAGTCACTATCGACCTTCAAAGGCTCGGGATGGGCTGCAAAAGTCCATTGAAAAGCTGGACCAACTGTACGACATGTCATTTAGCCTTGTCAAGAGTCACCTCAAGAGTTCGGGTATTGATCTCGATGCAGTCTTGGCTGCTACAGGTACTCAACTTAACAGCGATAAGCCTTTCAATATCATTGGAGCATGTCCGCAGATTGTTAGCGATCATGAATTTGAAAGCGGCAAGCTTATTGATGTGACCAGCTACTGATGAAGACTCCGTTACGATATCCCGGCGGCAAAAGTCGTGCTGTGAACACGTTAATGGACTACATCCCTGATGATTGTGGGGAGCTTTGCTCCCCCTTTCTCGGGGGTGGTTCGTTTGAGCTAGCTTTGGCAGCGAAGGGCGTAAAGATACACGGATACGATGCTTTTAAACCAATCGTATGGTTCTGGCAGGCACTACTAAAAGATCCTGCGAGATTAGCTCAATTGGCCGATGCGACCAAGACCCGAAGACCGCGCAAATACGTATATCAAGGTAAAGAATGTAAAGCCCGCGGCTTGCTAAAGAAAGACTTTGAGCGATTCCGTGACGAGATCCGGTTTGCATTGAAGATGAAGCACCCATTTACTTTTGACTCGGCTGCTAAAATATATGCCATTAACCGGAGTAGTTTTTCGGGAGCTACATTTGCTGGCGGTTTTTCCGAGAGAGCTTCTTATGCGCGATTCACAGATAGCCAAATTGAGGCAGTTAGAAACTTTAAGGTAGATAATTTTACGGTAAAGCATGCTGACTTTAAAGACTCAATGAAAAAGCATGATTGTCATTTCTACCTTGATCCTCCGTATTTCCTCTCAGGTGCAAGAAGCAAGCTGTATGGAGACGACGGAGACATGCACGAGTTCTTCCCCCACCTTGCCTTATTTAGCGAGCTAAGAAAAAGAGAGAACTGGATTTTATCGTATAATGATTGTGCTGAGATTAGAGAATTGTATCGAGATTATCAGATACATGAGGCCCAGTGGACTTACGGGATGAATAAATCAAAAAAATCTTCAGAAATAATTATTACGTGCTTGCCCCAGTGCAAGACATATGTTACAATTGAAAACAAACAAGGAGAAGAGTAACATGGCCAAGAAACCCAAAACCAAAGCAGGTCGAGTGTCTATGCATGACTTGATGACCCTGGTAAATAAAAAAGCAGGGCGGAATGTTGCCCATAATCTAACCGGCGATAACCCCACCTCCGTTAAAGAATGGATCCCCACAGGCTCTCGTTGGCTTGATTCGATTATATGTAAGGGTCGAGTCGCCGGCATTCCTGTAGGAAAGGTGACGGAGATTGCTGGACTTGAATCAACAGGTAAGTCATACATGGCTGCACAAATAGCCGCTAACGCTCAGAAAATGGGCAAGCTTATCGTTTATTTTGATTCTGAGTCTGCTATCGACCCTTCATTTTTAGAGAGAACAGGGTGCGATTTAGAGCGTCTTATGTATGTTCAAGCTAGCTCCGTGGAGTTTGTGCTTGAAACTATCGAAGAATTGCTCGGAGCAACCGATGAACAATTGGTTTTTATCTGGGACTCATTGGCATTTACGCCTTCAGTCTCTGACGTAGAGGGAGACTTTAATCCTCAATCATCGATGGCAGTGAAGGCGAGAATCTTAGCGAAGGGAATGTCGAAGCTGACTATTCCTTTGGCAGATAAAAAGGCCACCCTCATTGTACTCAATCAGTTGAAAACGAACATTCCCCAGGGCCCCAATGCACGCATTGTTGCCATGACCACACCTTACATTACGCCCGGCGGAAAGGCGATGCACTATTCGTATTCGTTGAGGATTTGGCTGACAGGACGAAAGGCAAAGTCTTCTTTTGTTACTGATGATAAAGGTTTCCGAATTGGTTCTGAGGTTAAAGTTAAGCTAGAGAAATCTCGTTTCGGAACTCAAGGAAGATCGTGTGCGTTCCGTATTCTATGGGGTACCGAAGAGATTGGTATCCGTGACGAAGAAAGCTGGTTTGATGCCATTAAAAGCTCGGAGTACCTTACTTCAGCCGGCGCATGGTACACGCTAAAGATGCCTGCGGGATACACTAAGAAATTCCAACCTTCTAAGTGGACAGAATTAATTACAACTGACGATGAATTTAAAGCGAATGTCATACGTCTGATGAATGAAGAAGTTGTTCAGAAGTTTGATAAACGCGAAGGTTCCGCCGATGCATTTTATTCAGAGCCGGATGACTTATCACAAAAAGTGGCCCACCACCCCGTATAGGAGAAAACCATGACCAGTCTATTAACATTACTTTTAGTGGGAGCGCTCGATACTGCCG